TAAAAAGTTAAGAGAAGCAACCTCTAAGTGCAATCATACTGGTCTTGGCGTTATGTGCGAAATGCATGGCACAGAAAAATGCCCTCCAGGTATTGAACCAAAAGACATTCCAAAGTTTGGTCAGAAAGTTTTACTAGACAAAAAAGCAACTGTTAAAGAAGAAGTTATCAGCGAAGTCGCTCCGCCAAATCCAAAGATTGAAGCATGGGTTAAGGCCAACAAAGAGCGTTTCGTAAAAGAATATGGTAAAGAAAAAGGCACTCAGGTTCTTTATGCCAAAGCGTGGAAAATGCATGGTCAGTCAGAATCAGGTTCTGCAACAAATACAGATTATACTGGACCAGGAGCCTCTGGATGGACAACTGGTAGATTAGATGTGGGGACTCTATAATGTTTATTAAATTACTTGGCGCCGAAAGAGCAATTACTACAGCAAACAATTTTGGCAACACTGCAAATCTTTGTAGAGTTGTAAACCCAACTACTGCTGCTGTTCTTAATATTGCATATGCTAATGGTGTTGTATATGCTAACACAACGGTTACAAATACAGCTCCAATTTATGTTGTTAAATCATTAACAGATACACTTCAAGGTACTGGTTTATTAGCAACTCCAGTAGCATACAGAGGATAAGAGATGAAACTCATCGCCGAATTAAACGAAGATACTCAATATATTACTGAGAGATCTGAAGACGGTAAAAGAAGCCATTATATTACTGGTCGTTTCATGACCGCTGAAGAAAAGAATAAGAATGGTAGAATGTATAAAAAGGATATTCTAGAAAATGAAGTTTCTAGATATCTCAGAGAAGTTGTTCAGGCCAAAAGAGCTTTCGGCGAATTGAATCATCCTTCAGGACCAACAATTAACCTAGACCGTGTTTCACATATCATTACAGAACTATCATGGGATGGTAACTACGTAAACGGTAAAGCCAAAATTACATCAACTCCAATGGGTGAAATTGCTAGAGGTCTCCTTGAATCAGGTGGACAGCTTGGTGTTTCTACACGTGGTATGGGTTCTTTGAAAGAAGAAAAAGGTGTAATGGTTGTTCAATCCGATTTCAAACTTTCAACAGTTGATATTGTTTCTGACCCTAGTGGTCCTGGTTGCTTCGTAAATGGTATTATGGAAAACGTTGAGTGGATTTACGATCCAGTCAAGAACACATGGCATGAAGAAAAACTTCATGAAATTAAAAAGACTGTTCATAAGATTTCAAAAGCGCAGTTAGAAGAAAAGAAACTTGCTATATTTGAAGCATATCTTACTTCTTTAGCAAAATCTAAATTTTTATAAATATATGTAAATTTCACTAATAGGAGACTATTTCAATGGATAACCAAGAATTCGATCTTGAAGATGTTGCTAACCTAGAGGATACTGCTGTATCCGAGGCAAAGCACGAAGAGGAAGAAGAAGAGGAAGAAGAGTCTTCTAAGTCTGAAAAGAAGGACAAGAAAGACAAGAAAGAAAAGATGGACGAGGAAACACTCGCTGCATCTTCACTTCATCCAAAGGCTCGTGGTTCAGAAGCTATGCCAAAGCTAAAGGCAATGACTGGCGTTATGAATGTCATGGCTGGTATGGGTAATTCTGACCTAATCAATTTCTTCAATCAGGTTCAGGCTCAGTTTGGTCCAGGTAAGGATCATGGTGTTGGCGATAAGTCAGCACAGAATCAGTCATCAATTGACATGACTACTGGTTCAGGTCCAAAGACTCGTGATGCTATGCCAAAGCTAAACGTCAAGGAAGACATTGAAGAAATGTTCAATGGCCAGGATCTTTCCGAAGAATTTAAAGAAAACATTTCTACACTATTCGAAGCTGCAGTTTCAGCAAGAACTATTCTTGAGACTACTCGTCTTGAAGAAGAATTCGAAACTAAGCTACAGGAAGAAATCGCTAACTTCAATGAAGAAGTAACTTCAAAGCTCGACACATATCTTGATTATTGTGTTGAAAACTGGATGAAGGAAAATGAAGTAGCTATTGAATCAACTCTACGCAACGAACTCGCAGAAGAATTCGTTGATGGATTGAAGAGCCTATTCGCTGAGCATTACATCAATGTTCCAGAGAATAAGGTTGACGTTCTAGAGGCAATGGCCGAGAAGGTTGCTGCTCTCGAAGAAAAGATGAATGAAATAATTTCTGAAAATGTTGAGCTAAAGAATAATTTGCTAGTTTCATCTGCAAATGAAATCTTTGAGAACATTTCTTCTGATCTTGCACTGACTCAGAGAGAAAAGTTCGCTGCTCTAGCAGAGGGAATTGAGTTCGACGGCGATCTAGAAGTTTTCGAAAAGAAGCTAATGATCGTTAAGGAGAACTACTTCAAGAATGACGCTACTGTAAGTTCTTCAAACATTGAAGAAGAAACTTTTGAAGGCGAGATTAATGAATCTGTTGTTAACGTTGATCCTTCGGTCAGCCGTTACGTTCAGGCTCTCGCAAGAACAGTTAAAAAGTAATATATTATAAATAGAAAAGATATTTATTTCTTAGAAAGGAAAACAAATGTATCTAGCTGAGGAAATTCAAAACAAGTGGGCACCAGTTCTTGACCACGACGCTCTTGGTACCATTAAGGACCAGCACCGCCGTTCAGTAACTGCAGTTATGCTCGAGAACACAGAGAAGGCTCTTCGTGAGTCAGCTTCACATGGTCAGTATCAGACTCTAACTGAAACTGATTCATTCGTTCATAACAACCTAATGGGCGCTTCATCTTCAACTCAGGGAACTGGTGGTATCGATACTTTCGATCCTGTCCTAATTTCTCTAGTTCGTCGTGCAATGCCTAACCTAATTGCTTACGATATCTGCGGCGTTCAGCCAATGACTGGTCCAACTGGACTTATCTTCGCAATGCGTTCACGTTATGCTACTGGCGGAAACTCTTCAGTCCAGTCATTCAACAACTCCGGCGCAGAAACATTCTACAACGAAGTTAACACTCAGTTCTCATCTGTTACTTCAGGAGCTAACACTCTTGGTCAGAAGCATGTTGGTACCATCCCAGGTGCTACTAACACTTCACCACTAACAGCTGTTAACACTTATAACACTGGTTACGGTATGTCAACATTCCAGGCTGAAGCCCTAGGAACTGATGCCAATACTGCATTCCCAGAAATGGCTTTCTCAATCGAGAAGGTTACTGTATCAGCTAACACTCGTGCTCTAAAGGCAGAGTACACTATGGAACTAGCTCAGGATCTTAAGGCTATCCATGGTCTAGACGCTGAAACAGAACTAGCAAACATTCTATCAGCTGAAATCCTAGCCGAAATCAACCGTGAAGTTGTTCGTACTATCAACATCACTGCTGAAGCTGGCGCTCAGGAAAACACAACTACTCCAGGTATCTTCGATCTTGATACTGATTCAAACGGTCGTTGGTCAGTTGAGAAGTTCAAGGGTCTTATGTTCCAGCTAGAACGTGAAGCCAATGCTATCGCCAAGCAGACTCGTCGTGGTAAGGGTAACATCGTTATCTGTTCTTCAGACGTTGCTTCTGCTCTACAGATGGCTGGTGTTCTAGACTACACTCCTGCCCTTAACTCAAACAACCTACAGGTTGACGATACAGGTAATACCTTCGCTGGTATCCTAAACGGACGTCTAAAGGTTTATATCGATCCATACGCTCTAGGTGGTAACTACCTAACAGTCGGCTATAAGGGTTCATCAGCATTCGACGCTGGTCTATTCTACTGCCCATACGTTCCACTACAGATGGTACGTGCTGTTGACCAGTCATCATTCCAGCCAAAGATCGGCTTTAAGACTCGTTACGGCATGGTTGCAAACCCATTCGCCGAAGGTACTAACCAGGGTCTTGGACGTCGTGCTATCAGCACTAACAAGTACTACCGTCGTCTTATCGTTAACAACCTTATGTAAGAACCACATAAGCAAGGTGGCGAAAAACTTAGGGGGAGCTTCGGCTCCCCCTTTTTAGTATATAAAGGTTGAATAAGAAAATCTTCCCATCCTATTGAATGGTGTTTTGTCTTTCATAATTACTGGCTCTACTGTATGCATAGCCTTTGACGGAAATAATATCCCTGAATTATTTTTAATTTCTACCCGATAATCAATATCGTTCAGAATCAAATCTCCTCCAGTAAATTGTTTTGGTTCTTTGAACAGCCAAAATATAAAAGTAAATTCACTAGCGTCTCTGTGTGTTAAGTAATAATCATTATCTTGATAGTAGCTAAACAGAGTCCTAGTATTATAAAAGTTCTTCGAAAAGAATTCAAAATTGTTATCCTTTTCGTTTAATTCAGAAAAAGGAAGATACTCGAATTGTTTACTTGATAACCTCAGGTAATTTGAAAACTTCATAGGTTCAGAGTAGATATCTTCCAAGAATAATCCTTTTTTAGTTTTTAAAAGATTACCCTCTTTATCTCGTGCAGCGCCAGAATTAGCAGTCAATTCTAATTTCTTTTCATCGCATAAGAATATGCATTCTTTGTATATGGTTTGTAGTTCTTCATCGTCGTAAATATTTTCATATAGGACGAAAGAAAATTTGTCAGTTTTTAGATGATTAAAGTCCATTATATCCTCATATAAATAGTAGAAAGGAGTTAAAATGACAGCGATAGATAACACACCATCTAATAAAAACTTTCTAAGTCCTCTGAATTTCAAGTTCACGATTAAGAAAGCACCGCATGTCAACTTCTTTATTCAGAAAGTTAATATACCAGACCTAAGTTTAAAGCCTGTTATCACATCAAACCCAATGGTCGTTATACCGCAAATTGGGGATCACTTAGATTACGGTTTACTTAATATTACTTTTAAGGTCGACGAAGATCTACAAAATTATCTAGAGCTTCATAATTGGATGAAGGCTCTTGGTAAGCCTAAAGATTTTGTTGAAAGAAAGGCTATCAGAGAAAACCCTTCTTATACAGGAGATGGCGAAACTTCGGATATTTCTCTTATGGTTCTTTCTTCTACAAAAATGGCTAATTATGAAATCGTATTCACAGATGCACATCCAACAAGTTTGACTGGTGCAGTTTTCAATACAACGGACGACGATGTTAATTATATCGAAGCGTCTGCTACATTTAAATATACTTATTACGACATTAATAACGTATAAAGATCTTTACTTTTTTCCAGAATTATAGTATACTATTGACAGTTTAAAAGTCAAAGGCGATAATATGAAGATTGATGAAATTTTTGAGCAGTGGGAAAAAGACACTCAGGTCGATAAGACCGAGCTAGGGGATGCTTCTTT